GCGCAACCTGAAAGGCCCGCAGGACGCGATCAATCAGCATCGCTCCAAGGCCATGCACATCATGAACACGCGGCAGGGTTGGGCGCGTCAGGGTGTGTTCTCCGATACCGAGAAGGCCCGCAAGGAACTTGCCCGACCGGATGGCTGGCTTGAGCCGAATGGCATCAAGGACCAGGATTGGGGCGTTCTGACACAGGACCAAGAGTTCCTGAAGCAGACGCAGTATTTTCAGGACGCCAAAGAGGAAATCGAGAACTACGGCCCGTCGCCCGCGATTGTTGGAACGAACGTCAACCAGCGTTCTGGCCGCGCCCTTGCGATGATGCAGCAGAATGGCATCGCTGAGTTGGGACCGTTCCTGAAGAACTATCGGACATGGAAATTCGAGGTTTACCGGGCTGTGTGGTGCACGGTCCAGCGCACATGGCAGGCCCCGCGCTTCATTCGGATTACGGATGACCAAGAGACGGCGCAGTTTATCCAATTGAACGCCATGCAGGTCGGGCCGGGTGGCATGCCGCAACTTGTCAACAGCATCGCCGCGCTTGATGTGGATATCATTCTTGACGAAGGGCCGGATACGACGAACGTGATGGGCGATGCGTTCGACATTCTGTCGTCGCTGGCGCAGCAGAATGTGCCGATTCCGCCGCAAGTGTTCCTTGAACTTTCTCCGCTTCCGAAGACGGTCAAGGACAAGATCAACGGAATGCTCAATCAGCCGCCGAACCCGCAACAGGTCCAGCAGCAGCAAATTCAGATGGCCGGCATGGCTGCGAAGGTTGACGATACCCGCGCCGCTGCAATGAAGAAGCAGGCCGAGACACAGAAGATCATGCAAGACGCCCATCTTGCCCCGCTACAGGCGATGCACGAGATGACGCAGGACCGCAACGAGGCGGCCTTGCGCGCGCATCAGGCAGTCAGGGACGAGCGCGAGAGCGTGGCCGGCAATGTCCGCGACGATATCGACCGCAGACATTCGCAGGGCATGGACATGCTCGACGTTGCCTTGCGGGCGCAGGATCAGGCGCACCAGCAGGGCATGTCCCGTGCGCAGTTCAAAGACGGGATAGACGCGCGCAAGGAAGCAGCGCAGGCAAATCCTCTCTCTGAATAAACAGTTCGTACGCCCCACGATACGGGGCCGGTTCCGGTGTGTCCGTCAACAGATCGCATCGCCATCGTCGGGGCGTTAGCCGGCGTTCTCGTCCTCTCGACGTTACAGAGAAAGCACTGACACATGATGACGGAACAGAATGGCGGCGCAGATGCGTCGCTTGACGGTGAAGCGTATGAACATCTCATGCCGCTCGAAATGGGCGCGTCTGAGATGCCGGCAGAAACGCCGGTCGAACAGCCTCAGCAGGAAACCACGCAGGCCAAAGCCGCGCCAGAAGCGCAGGCAGAAGGCCAGCAGGTTGCTGGACAGCCCACCGCTCAGCCCGTAGCTGAGAAGCAGTCGGAAGACTCGCGGCATGTGCCTATCGGCGTCATGCTTGACGAGCGCGACAAGCGCAGGATGGCTGAGCAGCGCGCCGAGGCTTACGCAAGGCAGCTTCAAGAGTTTCAGGCAAGGCAGCAGCAACAGCAGCAGCGCCCGGAATTTTGGGAGCAGCCCGAAAACAACATTGACTATCGCATCCAGCAGGCTTTGCAGCCGTATGCGCAACAGCTTGTCGCACAGCGCGAGACCTTCGCCCGTGCGCTCGCCGAAACGCAGCATGGGTCCGATAAGGTCAGTGCGGCTTTCAAGGACATATCCGACCGGATCAATTCCGGCGATCCGTCCGCGCGGTTCGATTATCAGCGCATCATGTCCGAACCCAACCCGTATTCGGCTCTGGTGGACTTGCACAGGCAGCGCCAGACGATTGCGGAGATTGGCAGCGACCCTGCTGCATACAGGGCAAGGGCTCTGGACGAGGCGTTGAAAGACCCTGCGTTCCTTGCCCGCGCGCTTGAAGCGGCAAAGTCACAAGCGGGCGCGTCACCTTCCGTTGTCACCTACGCTGCCCCGAAGGCCAAGGGCGTCCCGTCGATCTCGAACATCGGCGCGGCTGGCTCAATCGGCAACGGGGCTCTGCCAGACCTCAGCGATCAGGAACTGTACGACAAGTACACCAACTGACGCTGAAAGCCTCCAAGGAACACAACGATGGCTTTCACGACTGCCGGTTCCAATACGGAACTCATCAAATATGGCCGCGACATTTTCGCTCGCGGTTATGCCCGCGAAGATCGAATGGTCAAGTACCAGGGCAAGAGCATCAACAGCATCATCCGTCTCGTCTCCGACCTGTCGGCCGATGGCAAGCAGATCAACGTCCCGCTGGTCGATATCCTCAACGCGGCCGGCAAAGGCACGGGTACGCTGGTTGGCAACGAAGAAGGCATCGACAACTACGGTTGCGGTATCTGGGCCGACTGGCTGCGCCATGCGGTTGCCTTCGACAAGGCGACCAACAAGGACAATGCGCTCAACTTCAAGACGATTGGCGTCCCGCTGCTCAACCAGTGGTACAAGAAGCGTCTGAAAGAAGAGACGATTGACGCTCTGCTCAGCATCCCGACGAATGCGGTTCCGACCGGATTTCGTGGGACGGCCGGCTCGCGCATCAATGGCATCAAGTGGTCAGACGCGACGGCGGCGAACAAGAATGCGTGGGTCACGGCCAACTCAGACCGCGTTGTGTTCGGCTCTGCGTTGTCGAACTACTCGACCACGTTCGCAACGGCAGCGGGCAACGTCGATACGACCAACGACCGCATGTCGGCAAACGTCGTATCGTTGATGAAGCGCGTCGCCATGTCCACGACTTCGAACAAGATCACCCCCGTTACCGTGGGTGACGACATGCAGGAAATGTATGTCATGTTCGTCGGGTCGAAGTGTATGCGCGACCTCCGCAACGACGCCTCCATCTCGGCTGCGATGCGCGAAATGATCGTCAAGAGCGAGAAGGGGTTTGCCAATCCCCTGTTCCGCAACGGCGACATTTGGTGGGACAACGTTCTGATCACGGAAATCCCGGAGATTGACGAGCGTCTGACGCTGACCGGCATTGGCGCTTCGACCTCGGACGTTGTTCCGGTGTTCCTGTGCGGCCAGTCCGCCTATGCGAAGGCGACCGGCCAGATGCCGATCCCGACGCGCCGCGATGAAACTGACTATCAGTTCCTGACCGGCATGGGCATCGAGGGTCAGTACGGCATTGGCAAGGTTGCCAAAATTCCGGCTGGCGGCTCGGCATTGAAAGACTGGGGGGTTGTTACAGGATTCATGTCCTCAGTCGCTGACGCCTGATGAGCAATAGGGGCGGCGTCCTGTCGCCCCTTCTTCTTCTCTGAAATCAAGGAAACATTCTCATGGCTGATCGTACTGCTTGGACGACGGCGACCCCTGTCCCCGGCAAGGGCTTCGCGCGTCAGATGCAGGCTTATGGCGGCGCTATCTCTCTCGTGACGGGCGATCTCGCCCTGAACAAGACGGTTTCGCTGTTCAAGGTTCCTGCGAACTTCACGATTGTCTCGGCTTCCGTGTACGTCACGGACATGGACACGAACGGTTCGCCCGCTCTCGTGTTCTCTGTTGGCGACGGCACGACCGCCGCGCGCATCGTGTCTGTCTCGACCGCTGGTCAGGCTGGCGGCGCTGCGACCATTGTCGCCGGCCTCCCCGGCTACCAGTACACGGCCGAGACGGAAATTCTGTGGACCACAACCACGGCTTCCGCCACAGCCGCTGCCGGCACCGTGACAGTCTATCTCATTGGATATCTCGACTGATGGGCGCCTTCGTCACATACCTCGCGCCGGAAGGCGATGACAGCCATGTGTCCTGGCTTGGCTACACGTTCGCCGATGGCGAACCGTTGCAAGTCTCGAATGACATTCTCATTGAGAAGGCGCGCGGAAATCGCTTCTTCGACGTTGAGGATGTGGCGGAAGTCTCAGAAGCAGTCGAAGTCCTCGAAAAACGCAAGCCGGGACGGCCCCGCAAGGTTGTCGCCGCCCCGGTTCCCGAACCTGTCGCTGACCAGGCGCAGGCCGAAGCCGTACCTGTAGAGGCTGACAATGCCGAAGTCGGCGCGTGACCTCTACAACCGTTCGCTCCAGCTTCTAGGCGTAGCGGCGGCCGGTCAGCCTCCATCCGCAGAAGACTACCAGGCGATGCGGGACACGATTACCCCGCTGCTTGAAGAACTGCGCGTGGTGGAGGCGGCCAACATCGTGCTGACTGCGAACGACGAAGCGGCGACAGATATTCCAGACGAGTGCTTTGGCCCGCTTTCGATCCTCTTGGCGAATGATGCAGGCCCTGCATTTGGCATCCCCTGTGTCACCGGGACGGATCGGGAGTTGAAGTTGATCCGCCCGCTTCGCGCCACGACCTACGGCAGTCCGCAAGGCTTCCGGCAAGAGGTTGAATATTTCTGATGCAGCAAGCGGCGATCAAGTTCGCAGCCAATTCATCGCCGGGCGAACGGTCGCAGCTTTCGGGCGCGCGCCTCATCAACGCGATTGTGGAAAAGCTCGGCACGGAACAGATGATCGTCAAGCGCGCTCCGGGGCTGCGCCGCTATTCAAATAGCTCCGGGTCGTATTCGCATTGCCGTGGCATAATCGAAGTAAACGACAGCAACGCGCTGGTCGTTTACAACGAATATGTCGAGAGCATATCGATAGCCTCTGGCTCTCCGGTTAACGATGTACGCGGGTTCATTCCCGGTTCCGATCTGGTTACGCTGGCCAAGAACAACGCGACGAACCCAGATATCGTATGTGTTAGCCCGGCCAATGGGCCGTATGTCCTGACGACGACGGGCGAGCCGGCCGAATATCCAGACAGCGACGTAGGAAGGCCGAACAGCGTCTGTTTTCTCGACGGCTATTTCTTTTTCACATACCGCACAGGCCAGTGCATCGCGTCTGGCCTGAACACGACGGATATCAACCCGCTCGATAGCGTCGTGATGGAGTCGAACTCAGGCGGCATTTATCGCGGCGTCGCCTTCAATGAGTCTCTGTATCTATGCGGACCTGACGGCATGGAACAGTGGGTCAACAATGCCAACCCGACTGGTTTCCCGTTCTCCCGCTCGGCGGTGATTTCGTCTGGCATCATCGGCACGAACGCCATTGCTGGATTTGAAAGCGGGTTCACCAAGACGCTGATTTATGTCGGGACCACCAACATGGTCTATCAGCTTAACGGCGTCTCTCCGGTTCGGATTTCAACACATGACGTTGAGCGCGACATTCAGAACGTCGCGGACAAATCTACAATCCGTTGCTTCGTGGCGATGAATAATGGCCATGCGTTCGTGGTCATCAAGACGCCTGAGTGGGCTTGGGTCTTCGATATGCTCACGACCTCATGGCAGGAGCGCCAGACGTATGGCTCGCAGACATGGCGGGCTGAACAATCGGCTTATGTCTTTGGAGATTGGCTGTTGGGCGATGCCGACAACGGAAAACTCTACCGTCTCGACAACAACACATACAGCGAGGATGACCATCCGCTGGTGTGGGACGTAACCAGCCTTCCGGTTGATGATTTCCCGCAGAGAACGACCGTCGCGCGCGCCGATTTTTCGCTTGCTGCGGGAACAGGGCAGGCAGATGGCGCAACAGATCAGGTCATTGACCCATCTGTGTGGATTTCTTGGAGCGACGATAGCGGCGCGACGTATGGCGCTCCGGTCGAACGTAAGTTGGGCCAGCAGGGCGAGTACGGAAATCGCATCTATGTGAACCGCTGCGGCAGGACACGGGCGCTTGGGCGTCAGTGGAATATCAAGGTGAGCGATCCTGTCTTTGCCGGCATTCAAGGCGGCGTGATGCAGGACACCGTGCAGGCGCTGTTCTGATGGCAGCGACACGCAAACTCCCGCCGCTTCCACCCCCAAATGTCCCGATGCTTGAGGCGGACGGGAAGACGATCACGAAAGAATGGCGCGCATTCTTCATCGCGCTTCTTGCGGCAATAGCCGAAACACAAACCCTCCTTTAGAGGACGATCACGATGCCGTTTATGGGCGGACTCTTTGGCGGAAATACCGCTGGCAATCAGGCGGGCAACCTCTCGGCGCTCGGCACTGCGCAGGCCATGAATGCGTCATACGATGCATTGAAGAATGCAAACAGCCTCGCCAGAAAAGACCTCACAGATCACAATTATTGGCAACCTCAATACGACGCTGCTTATGGGCAGGGTGGCGGTCTTGAGATGCTACGCAACTCGCTCGGCCTTAATGGCGATGCGGGCAAGACAGCGGCGCTTTCGGCTTATCAGAATTTCAATCCCGGCTTTGAATCCGCGCTCGATATGGGCATTCAGGCCCGCGACCGTTCGGCGGCTTCGCGCGGCATGCTCGGCTCTGGCAATCAGCAGATGGCTATCACCAAGTACGCGAACGACCTCGCCAACCAGAACTATGGCGACTGGCAATCAAAGCTCGGCGGGTTGGCTCAGCTTGGTTCGCAGGCGGCTGCTGGCATGACCGGGCAACAGAACAACCTTGCCAGCCTCGATAACGGGCTCGGTCAGCAGCTTGCAAACATGTTCATGGGCGGGACGCAGAACGCCATGAACGCCATGTACAACGGCAACATGGCCGACGCTGCTGCGAACGCGCAGGGCGGCAAGAACCTTTTCGGCGCGATCATGGGCGGGCTGAACCTTGCCGGTAACATGTTCCTCTGATGGTGAACCCTGAATGAGCTACGTCCCGGACGCAAACGCCTTTGGAATGCTGAGTGAGCTTGGCAAAACCATAGGCTCGGATATCAAGCAGTATCGCCAGAAGCAGTTGCTGTCCGACCTTGGCAGCGATTTGATGAAGGGCGATTATAATTCCGCTGCGTCAAAGGCGTTGCAGTCCGGCGACATGCAAACGGGATTGAAGCTAATCGAGCTTGGTCAGCAGCGGCAGAACGCGGCTGCATTGCCGGGGCTGTTGCAGGGGCCTTCGTTCGGTCAACAGCCTGCACAAGCAGCCCCCGTACAGACCGGCGACGGGTCGGGCGGGGACTATTTCAAGAAGCTCGCAGCGGTCGAGAGTGGCGGCAATCCGAATGCGGT